AGATATCTGTGTCACCCCAAGTCCCGTCGATCTTCGTGCGACAATGCAAAACGTGTCTGTGATAGGAGCGGCTAATCTCTGCACCATCATCTTTCACGATTGTTGCCTTACGAACTTGGACGTTTTTATGTTCGCCCCTTACTTCGCAGTCATATTCAAATTCTTTTGTTAAAGCCATTTTAGTCTCCTATGTTATCGTGGCGGGATTGCCACCTGTCTGACCCGACTTCCAGACGGGTTAATTAACTTACCCTATATCTAACTGACCCAATCAAAAAGGCATTACTTTCATTGCCATTTGATAAAGTGCTCGCGCCGCCATCATTACCTGCATAAAGCCTAAAGTTAGTAGCGTTTTGAAACACATAAGGCATTACCATTCCTGTTGAATCTACTGGTATGGTAAAATACGTTAGCGCACCAGCTCTTAAAGCTCCTGCTGTTTCATTTACCGCTACATAAGGCAACCCATTAATTTGCACATGCGCTCCTGCATTTGTACCGCTAAATTGTAAAAAGAAGAAAGCCTCTACAACATTTCCAACTTTTTGATAATTTCCGATTTGATATGAATTTGGAAACGTAACACTTGTCCACCCTGCCGCTACAACAGGTGTCCAACTTCCCTCTTCATAATCATCAAGAGCATTAGCCGCCGCAGTGTCGCCGTTAAATGTAAGTCCACTTGTAGTAATTCTAGCACGTTCAGTACCTGCGGCTCTGAAAATAATGTTGTTACCACCTACATTTAAATTATGCCAAGCTGTTGTCGCCTCGTTTAATGCAGAAAGTTTCACCTCTGTACCTGCTGTTGCAGTTGTGCCAGACAAAACAAGTGCTGTACCAGAATCAGGTGCTACTATATGTATTCCATCACCCTGTGGCGAAGTTGTGCCAAGACCAACGTGACCCGCACTGTCAATACGCATCCTTTCAGCAACATTTGTTGTACCTACATCTCCGTTGGTACTAAAAGTAATATTTCCTGCTGTAGCTGAACTTTGAAGAAATGTAATTTGAGCAGTTCGGTTATTGGCAACATTACCTGATTTATCTGTTGTCCCTACTATTCCACCATACTGTGTAGTATTTGAACCAGAAAATAAAAGAGCAGGAAAGTCACTACCAGCAGTAGACTGAAGTGCAATTTTTGCATCCCAATCACCTGCACGAGTAACGCTTGGTGTTATTGTTACACCCCCATCTGTTACTGTTGTTGTTCCAATGCCTACTTTATTTTCAGATGCATCAACAAATAGTGTGTTAGTATCGACAGTTAAATCACCAGTGGCTGTTACATCTTTTGTAGAGATGTCTCCAATTTCTAATTCTGGTTTTGGACCATCGCCAACATACGCCATTAGGTAATCTCCAATATAGACAACGCAACATCACCAGAAGATGCTGTGTTTGTTGTTACCTTCAATACGTCTGATGCTTCCATGACAACCTTCTGGTCGCCACCTACGACAACTAATGTACTGCCTACAGGAATAGGAGCAGCTTTAATTAAATAAATATTATCGCCATCATTATTTTCCAATTGTACATCAGCAGTAATTTGTGAAGCAACAATGTTTGCAATAGACAAACCAATAATAGTTGTTTCAGTTGAACTAGGACAAGTATAAATAGTAGCTGGACTTGTTCCAACAGCTGTGTCTGTTTTTATTTTAAATGAATTAGCCATAGCTTATTATACTCCAAAAGTTATCCTAATGCAATGGCAAATGCCACAGCTGCAGCGTTTGCATTAGATATAGATGTAGCCATTGTAGCTGATAGTGAAGGAACTAAAGCAGATACTGTAGCTATCTGTGTGTTACTATTATTAATACTTGTAGCCATCGTAGCTGACAAAGCCGGAACTAAAGCAGATACTGCAGCTATTCTAGTTTCAAGCGTAGCTGATGTTGTTGCACTAGCTGCTGCAAGAGCAATAGTATTAACAGACGCTATAGCATCTAAATTAGTTTTTGTCAATACTGATACTGCAGCAATAGCTGTATTAGAATTATTAATACTAGTTGCCATAGTAGCAGATAGTGCAGGTACTAATGCAGATACTGCAGCAACTCTAGTTTCTAGTGTAGCAGATGTGCCAGCACTTGCAGCTGCTACTGCTATAGTATTTACTGATGCAATAGCATCTAGGTTAGTTTTAGTTAATACTGATACTGCATCTATTCTTGTATTTAAAGTTGCTGATGTAGACGCAAATGTAGAGGATACTGTAGCTATTCTTGATTCTAATGCTGCAGAAACTGTAGCAATACTAGTAGCCATAGTAGAGCTAACCGCAGCTATACGTGTTTCTAATGTAGCTGATGTACCAGCACTTGCAGCCGCTAATGCAATTGTATTAACGGATGATATAGCATCTAAGTTAGTTTTAGTGAGAACAGATACAGCATCGATGCGTGTATTAAGTGCTGCCGAAGTAGCAGCAAATGTAGAAGATACTCCTGCAATGCGTGTTTCTAATGTAGCAGAAAGTGCAGCAACTGTAGAAGATGTAGCAGCAGGTTCACCACCAACCAGTATATTTGTAGCATCTACTGTTGTTGCACTTATCGTGCCAGCACTAACAGTTGTAGCAAATAAATTTCCAGTTCTAAGACTGCTTACGCTTACATCTTGAAATACAAGTGTACCAGCAGTTAAAGAATCAGTTGTAATACTAGTAGCTACAATATTTGTAGTTTGTAAATTAGTTGGTTGAAATGTACCAGTAACTTTTAAACTACCAGCAACACTTACATTTCCAGTAAATGCAGCAGAAGTTTGAGAAAGTTTTAATGAAGAATTAGTACCAGCCCCGTCTTGAACACGGCGAAGTGTTTCATCTATACCACTATTAGAAGCACTAGAATTAATTTGTAACAAATCCTTATAGGTATTTGCAATTTTTTTACCCGTTAAATCTGTCATTTATACTGCGTTCCAATACTTATCTAATAACTCATACTGATAAATAATTGTATGAATTTGGTCTGCATCTTCCCAATTTACATTGCGGTCAAAATTAGGCTCTGGTCTTGCATTCATTACATACTGACTATTATCACGTAAGTCAGGAGATTTGTTTTGAGGATGTATTACTCTATCATAAGCTCCATCCCAATCATTAGGACAAACCCACAAGTCAAAACTATTTTTGCGTAATCTACTTCTTGGAAAAGAAAATCCACAAATATCACATTCTGCTTTTGTATATTTACCACGAGCCATTTAAATACTTGGTAGCCACGCAGATACTGGAACAGCTGAAACTAAAGCAGGTCTTTGTGGTCTAGCATCCTTTATATTTTCATCATCTTTAACAGAAGCTATTCTATTTTGAGGATGATTGTTTAAATCATATTTGCCTTCGTAATCTGCAGGACAAACCATCATTCCATAACTATTCTTTTTTAGCTCACGTAGCTCATAGCGAAAACCACAAATATCACAGATGCCTAATGTTTTCCTTGCCATTATACATAGTTCAGACGAGGTGTGATATACATACTTGCACGTTCTTTATCTTCTTCTTGCGCCCTCATTAGCCTTTCTTCATATTCTTGTTTTATCATTTGAATACGTCCTGCTTCTACACCCGGACGTTTCATAGACATAAAGTAAGCTGTACCAGCAGTAAGACAAGGTAAGAATCTACGAGATACATCTGCATTTTGATTAGAGCGTGTAACATCTTGTATATATTTTACAGTCTCAAACTTAATAACATCAGTGCTGTTTTCAGGGACAGGCCATAAGAACACAACAGATTTATCACGTTCCCTTCTAACAGCAAACTGTGTTGGTCTGCCTGTTTGTCCTTTACGAGGAACTTTTAAATACTCTTCCATACTAATACGTTCAAGCTGTAAATCAATATTACTTCTATTTACCACAGCTTCAAGCACATCAATATTTTCTACGCCAAGGTCATAGCTTGTAGTACTTGTTGTTACAGTTACAGCAGTAGTACCAATTGTCCATAGTTGGATACCACGATTTTGCCAATCTTGTAAAAGCAAATTAATAGACCTACGAGCAGAACGAGGTTCTTCGCCAAGTGTAGCTTCGCCTCCTATCATTTCCATAGCTTCTTGGATTACTTCATCAATGTCCATTGAAAAACTATATGTACCTGATGTTGCCATTTATGGCCTCCTTGCTTTCTTTTTATTCCTCTTCTTTTTCTTTTTAGAAGGAGGACGTTTTATTTGTTGTGATATAGAGCTTCTTGATACAACCATAATTATCCTAGTTTAAAGTATACTAATATTGTTAATATAACAACACCTATAATAGCAGCAGCTATACCAGCTGTTTGAAAGTTATCTACTGTTTCCTGACGTTTCTGCCTTGCTATCCTAGCTTTTTCTTTTTCAGCTTCTTTTTCTTCTTGGATACGTTTGGCTCTTTCATTAATAATCTCTTGCCATGTTCCAAATCCAAATCTAGCATCAACAAGCTGTCTCATTTCATCCATACTTTCTTGAGCTAACTTTGCATCAATAACGCTTGTTGCTACATCTTTAGTTTGACCTATGATAGATTTATCACCAAACCTATCTTTTTGAATTTGTTTCTCACCTTGAAACAATCCGTCAATAGCCCCAGCAATATCTTTAATATCATTTGCAGTTTGTATATTAGATTTAATAAAGTCAACAGACTTTTGTACTAATGCAATACCTGCCAATCCTGTACTAATGGGGTCCACTTATTTATCCTCTCTATTACCCTCTTTACCATTTAACTTTATGACTCCAATATTTTGCACTTAGTTTTGTTGTGGGTTTACCTTGTGCATTATGTCGTGCATAATAAGACCGCTTACGAGCTTTGTCTTTTGCAGTTGTTGGGTTTTTGCCAGCACCTCTAACTCCTTGCTGACCAAATCGAATAGTTTTTACTTTGTCACCCTCTTTAGCCACAACAACATGAGATTTAGTTTTGTGATTAGGAGTGCGCTTTGGTTTATTATAACCAGTTACTCCTGCTTTTGCTAATCTTGGGTCTTTCTTTTTAGACATTAATATATCCTATTGTGAGGTGCTTTACCAATCTTACCGCCTTTTTTAGCTTTACGATATTGCGCTGTTTTCTTTGCTATAGCTTCAGGCTGCTTAACAAATTGATTTCCTGCCTTAGTTCCTTTTCTTTTAGCTCTCGAAGTCGCCGCATATTCCTTTGAGGTGAGTGCTTTAATAGCCGCCTCTGGTAAGTATCTTTCGCCCGTCTTACTTGACTTCTTACCACTCTTTGTTCTCCACTTTTGTTTTGTCCAGTTGGTAAGAGATTCTTGTGTCTTTGATTTTGACATATATCATACTACGATTTGTAGCCTCCACCTGCATCTTTATAAGCTTTTGCAAGCATCTGAGCTTTACGAGCAGACCACTGACCCGGCTTGCCGCCCTTACTACCAGCTTTAATACGATTAAATTGACGCTTTCTCATTTCTGGTTTAGTATAGTTACCTGCTTCGTTTACACGGCTTCCTGTTTTTAATTTTACAGTAGATAAAACTTTAGATTGTTTAGCATGTGTTGCACTAGCTTTTTTTAAACCTTTAGCAACTTTATCAATTTTATCTTGATTAATACTGCTACCTTCTTTTTTATAAGCAATGCGTCCACCTTTAGCTAAAGAAACACCCCTACCCATAAGGATATCTTTTTTAGTAACTTTACCATCACCAGTTAAATCAGGAAATTTTTTTGCCATTATACTGACCTTGCTGCTCCTTTACCTTTACCTGTAGGACGACCATTAATTAAACCACCAATACTTTTCTTTACAGTTTCTTTATCATTGAAAACATAAGAACCATCTGGTTGTTTTTTTCCACCTAATTTTTCCATAACATTTTGAACACCTTCTTCTTTAAGAAGTTTTGTTGTATCCATAGCATCTTTTACTACTCTTGGTGTTCTTGCTTTAGGCCTATCTTTTCTTTTAGGTTTATTGCTTACAGTTTCTCTTGCCATTATCTTTTCATTACCTTTCCACCACCACGAAGAGCTATGCCCATTCCACGACCTTTTCTCATTTTTCCACCTGCTTTTTTACTTGTCATAGCATATGGATTTGTTGCTGTACCTTTAGTTATTTTTAAAGTTTTTCCTGTAATAATTTTATCAGGGTCTTTTATACTTGGATTTAATTCTTGTAATTTTTTAATAGTTGTTTTATTTTTCTTAGCAATTTGAGAAAGAGTATCTCCTTTTTTAATTTGATACTTACCTACAAGTTGTTGCTGTTTTTTTAATTCAGGTTTAAATGCTGAATCTCTTTTAGCTGTAACCGTTGTATTAATATCAGGTTTCTTTTGTGTTGGCTTTTTTGATTCAACTGCTTGAAGTCCTGTTTTTGCTCCAGTAGATGTTTCTTCTTTTACTTTTCCTTCTCTTTCTCCTTTAGTAAAAGGATAAGCAGCTAAACCTAGACCAGTACCTGTTAATCCAATTTTTGCAGCTTTTTTAACTTTTGAACTTTTGGCAGCATCTTTAGCTACCCTGTCAAATTCTTTTGCCATTTTTTCATCGACTGCTTTTTTAGCTGCTCTACCTTCTTTTGTTCTACCATCTATTTTAGGTTTATCTTTAGGTTTAGCTGTTGCTGTTTTAGGTTTAGCCGTTGTTGTTTTAGGTTTAGCCGTTGTTGTTTTAGGTTTAGCCGTTGTTGTTTTAGGTTTAGCCGTTGTTGTTTTAGGTTTAGTTTTAGGTTTAGTTTTAGGTTTAGCTTTTAAAACAGCATTAGCTAACTTTTTAAAGTCTACTTTATTTTTAGCTTTACTAGCAACTTTTTTTAATGCTTGTTTACCTAACATTCTAGCTGCAGTTCCTCCTGCAAGTTTTAAACCTCCTGCTAATATTATTGGAATAGGCATTTTATAATCCTCCTTCGATTGTGTTGTCGCCGCCACCTGTCGAGGCAGGAGTTTGCATATCATCACGGCGTGTTCTTCTTGATTGGTTACGCAGTAAACCTACTGCATTTTGATATTGTTGTTCGTATACTTGTTTAGCTGTATAGTTTTTCATAAACCCTAAAGCTTCTGACATACAAGCTGCATATAAAGCATCGTAACAAAACTCAGTAAAATAATTAGTAGGCGTAGCATCAGCTAAAGTTGTAGGCCTAGTTATGTAAACAAGCTCTCCGCTGTAAGTAGCACTAGCTGTAGGGGCAAAACGAACTTGTGTATTTGTTCTTTTTGAATAATATTTAGGAGTTCCTGTGCTTGCTGATACAGGCCAATAATCATTTATAAATTCATCTGTTCTTTGTAATAAATTTATTTTAGTTCCACTTTCAGTAATATTAATATTTTTAACTAGCCTTGTTCCTGTTGGTAATGTATAATCATTTGTTCCAGCTGAAAGTGTAATAGATGTTATAGTTACAAGACCATAATCATCAAGAGATTTTGTTAGCCTTTCTTCTGCACGATTTATAAGTTTAGGAATATGATTAACAAACTCTGTGCCATCATTTTCTGTAGTTTCTTTAATATCGTTTACAAGATATGTATAATCAGCCATAATAAATAGTCACAGTTGCTGCACTAACTGGTAAAGCAACAGATACAGTTCCTGTCATTCTTATACCATTATCAGTATAATCTTGGTCTGTTGAATCATTTGCCGTAGTATTAGTGAACTTAATAATATTACCTGTCACAGTTCCAAAAGGGTCTGTAGATGTTCCGGCAATTATAAAATCACCAACACCTGTAGCATGAATAGCACGTATTCTTGTATCTTTTAGCGTTGCTCCTGATACAGTATCAACAGCGTCACCTGATGTAGATACAAAAGACACTCTAAGGTTAGTCATATTATTTACTCCTAGTTATAATCAGATACACCTATTATACACAAAAAAAGGGAAAGATACAACGACCTTTCCCCATAAACTTTAATTAAGTTTTTATAGATAAACTAGTTCTTAGGAAGAACCAGCATTACCAAAGTAACCTCTCCAATCAGAGAAGCCAAAGCTATAACGCTCACGAGCTTTAAAGCGAAGGTTTCCTGTATCGAAATCTGGTTCCATCTTAGTTTGCAGTGGTGAACGTACAAACATTTTAGCACCATTCGGAACATCAGTTTTGATGTAGAAGGCATTAGTATCCGTGAAACGGCGGTTCACAAAGAACCCACCCGGCATAAGACCTTGATTACGAATGGAGTTAATGTCATTAACATTTGTTGCACCATTAGCTGCAGTTGTTGGGTTAACCCCAATTGTTGTTGACATTGTGCTGTTCAAGATTTGGTCAGCGACAAATGCCAAGTCAGATGGAATGTGGAGGCTTTCGGCTTGTGCGCCGATTAAGATACCACGGTCATCTTTGATTTTGGAAATGCTGATAAGAGCAGTTTCCAGTGAAGCTTCTGACAAGTCAGCACCTGTAAGCAGGTTGCTTTGGTTGCCATCACCGATAGTTGGGTGCGAAGCGGAGAAGAACGGTTGTCCATCACCACCAGCAAAGCTTGCGTTAAAACCATTGTTAAATACATCAGCAGCTTTAACTTGTTTTGTATTAGCCATAGCACGAGCCAAACCTTTGGCACGTAACTTGGCGAATGTGTCATAAAGATTATCTTCCATAGCTTCTTCTGTGACAGCGAATCCAAGAGCAATAGTCTCGTGTGTGTAACGAGATGTAAAGCTTTCAGAAGCATCGTCATAAGAAACAGCAGCACCTTCACCTTTTACAGGTGCAGTGCCGAAGCCTGTGAAGAGAACCTCTTCTTCAAATGCACGGTCACTGTTTTCAGTTTCAAACAGTGGAGCGTGTTCATCAGAGACTTCCCCATACTCAAGGCCGAACACGGCGTTAAGACCAGGGAGAAGCTCTTTTGCAATACTTGCACGATTAATAGCCATTATTATTTATCTCCCTTAGTTAGTTGTAGTTACTACGGCTGAAGTTACAACATTCTGATAATCGGTAGCATCATAGTTAAATGCGACTTCCAATTTAGTGAATGCATCCCCAGCAGCGTTATTAGGCTCATCAACAATATTGATGATACGTAGCAAACCATTTGTAGTTTTACCAGTTGTACCAGCAGTTGTTTTAGCAACAATGGTTGATTTACCAGTAAAGGTAGAACCACCAGCAATTGAGCTAACTTCTACATTTCTTCCTACAATGCCAGCGGCAACAGTAGCGTTTGAAGAAATGATGTAAGTTTGTCCAGGGTTATCATTTACTAGACCAACGATATCTGTAGCAGACACGCCAGAATAATAAGGTTTAAATTTTTGTTCCCCGTCTTCGACATAACGACAACCTTGGAAAGTACCTACAGGCACTTCGGTTGAGGTTACACACGGTGTAAGTGTACCAGAGGCAATACGTACAGGCGTACCTGTATACATTGCTGTAGCACCTGAAGCAATAGGATATTCATTCAGGCCGTTACTGTTTGGTGCAGCACCACGAACACGAGAAGGCTGAAGTCCAGTGACTTTAGTAGTAGACATATATTTTCTCCTTCAGTGTCTAAGTTTCTGTAACTAAACTTCGCTTTCCTTTTTAATCAAATTGTGGAGAACGGCCTTTAGTTACATTTGTTTTACTTGAGTTTGAAATAGGCATACGGCGGTCACCAGCATTATCAAGCTGTGAATTAACAGCATGTACCATCTCCGCAGATGCATTTTCAAAGTGTTTTTGCCGAGCCATAGCTTTGCCTTTCGGCATTTTGACAAGGGCTAAATCTCCTCGACATATTGTACCTTTGTAACGACCATCATCCTTCACCATTGAAGTATGTGCCATTTCAGGAACTTCATCCAGATTAACAAACTCCCAGCCTTCAGCTAGTCGCTTACCTACATTTGTATAGTCATCCTGTCCTTTTAGGGTTATACGTATCCAACGAAGTGTCATTCCGTCATTTGTAAATCTATTGTTTACAGAATCAGGAATATCTAAAAGATTAGGTTCACGATATTCGTATGTTTCTTGTTCTCTGGTTTCCAGTTCACGACTCTGTGTTTCTCGTGTGTTTTTACTTGTCATCGGGTTTCCTCCACGCTATCGGTTAATTGTAGTATATTCGCCGTCAGAGTTTTCAACTTTGAGTTTCTCGGCTGCATACTGTTCAAGTGATATACCCCACTTATTAGCAAGACGTACATCTTCTTGTGTGAGCTTTACTTTCTTACTTGATGAGGTTGACGGAGTGCGTGAAGCTCCAGCGACCACTTGAGCAGGTTGTGACGTTTCCTGCGGTACGGGGTTGGTAGCATTATTGCCACCAAATTTATGTGGAAATGTATTAGCAACACGCTTATCTACTTCCATATAAAATTCATCTTCAGAAGGGTCATATCCTTCTTCTTTTAGCTGCGCATCAATTGCAAGAGCAGCAGCTGTCATAACTTGGTCTGAGTTAAACCATTCGTTTTTATGCGCCCACATAATAGCCTTTTCATCATATCCTTGATAAGTAGGTGCTGGTTGAGCAGCTTGTGGTTGCGCTTGTTCTTGTTGTACTGTATAAGAATCCAGTTCTTTTTTATAGTCAGCAAAACGAGTAGTATCTTGTTGTGCAGAATTTAAAGCTTCTTGCGCTCGTAATATTAAATCAGAGTCTCCGCTATCTACAGCATTTTTATATGCGCTTCTAGCTAACTCAAGACGTTCTTGAACCTGTCCTTCAGAAGATGTTGCATTTTCTAATAATGCTTTTTTATAATTATCTTCTTGAGACTGCAGCTTTAACTGCATTTCTTTATTAGCGGCAACTAATTGTTCTACTTCTTCTTCTCGTTCTTTTTTTTGCTTTACAAGTTGCCTAATTCTTTTCTGTGCGCCTGAAGTCTCTATACCATCAAGTTCTTTTGGTTCTTGTGATTCAGTAGTTTCTTCAACAGAAGTTTGAGGTTGTTCTTCTTGTGAGGGAGCTTCTTCTTTTTTTTCAGGAGCTACAGCTTCTACTTGTTGCTCTGGCTCTTCTCCTTCTATTTCATATTGTATTTTTTCTTGTTCGTCAGCCTTTGTAGGCTCAATCGTAGACCATTCAGTCTGTGACATAGTTTTACTCCTTTTAACGTCCACAGCGAAAAAGACGAATTACGCTGTTCATGTGTATATATTATATATTATAAATTATTATTTTGCAATAGTGCTTACTTAGATAAATTATAGGTAGGGTCTAAATCTTTTGAATCCTCGACTACCATTTTAACATCATCATCGAAAATAAGCAATAGCTGAGTTCCTTTATAAAAGAACTTAGTACCACTATGCTTTCCATAACAAATATAGTCACCTTCTTTACACCAAGGACGACCTTTAAATTTATTATCAGCATAAGCAAGATTACCCACTCGTAAGACCCTACCCACTGTAGTAAGGTAGGCCATATCCGATTTGATAGAATCAGGTAGTATGATTCCACCTTTAGTTTCAGATTTAACAGATACAGGCCGTACCAAAACATTATAACCCGGTATTTCAGGTAAAATTTCTGGGTCAGGAACTTCAGCATCTGTAATCCATTCATCATTTTTTATTGCATTAGAAATTGCTTGCATATTAATCCTCTTCAATATATCTATTGGTAGTATCTTTAATTATACTAATTGAAATCTCAAAGCCATTGATTTTTCCAACAGCTTCACGATAACTAGGATAATCCGAAACACTTCCATATGCAAGCGAATTTTTTACTTCATCAATTTCTTTTTGAAGTTCTTTAACTAAATTTTCGTAGAGTGTCAAGTATTTTTACCTTCTTTAATAAAGTTCATTAAAAGATTTGCAACTACTTTTGACTCCTCTAATTCATTGTTCTCTTGTGCCTTCATCAAGTCACCAATCAAGTCCATAGCTTTGAGAACACGTTTATTATTTCTGTCCTCTTCTTTCTGAGCATCTTTTAGCGCATCACTAGCACCAGCTTTCTGCGCATCAAGAATAATTTTTTGTTCTTTCAAATCAAGGTCACGTTGTTTAAGTGCAGCATCAACTTGTTTATTAGCCATTTGAGCTTGTACTTTACCTTGCTCAACACCAAGACGTTGTGCTTCTAGTTGTACCATTTGAGCTTCAGGTGTACCAGCTTGTTTTTGTTGTGCCATAGCCATCCCTGCTTGCATAATTTGTTGTGCGGCTTGCGCTTGCATTGCAGCAACAGGGTCAGGCATTTGCGATAACATAGCCGCAGCTTGTGGGTCTTGCATTGCTTGCATCGCTAATCCTTCAATTTGCTCTTCATATTTTAACATTGCGTGTTCTGATATGTTAGCTTGTAACGCACCAGCAACTTTAGCAAACGCAGGATTTGTTTGTTGATTCATTGGGTCTTGTATATAAGAACCTTTAACCTGCATATGTGCATCGTGGTTTTGTCCTTTAAATGCTTTGATAGGAGTTCCTTTATTAGCATCTTTAATATCTGATAAAGGGTCTTGAGGCATTGCTTCTTTTTTCAAAGGCATTATTTTATCTACATTAGGTACGTTTGCAGTTGTAAGAAGCATTCTATTAATTTCTTCCATATCAAACATGTCAGGAGGAGATTGCGCTGCAATCTGTTGTACCATTTGAATAAGCATCATACGCTGGGCATTTGATGGAATATTAGGGTCAGATATTGGAATAATATCTACATCACCATTAAAGTCTTTCTTAAATATTTTTTCAAGACAACCCGGAAGTTTATAAGGATACTCATTAGGTAGATACTCATAGTCAACACGAGCAAGAATCTTAAACTCATCTCCCTGTGCCTTGTGTAGTCTTTTATGAATAGCAGTAAAGAATTTACTTGAAGCCTCAAGCAATGCCATAGTTGTGCCTACAGGACCATAGCCTCCACTGTCTGAAATTACTTGTTCTGTGGAGTCTGCAAATTTTTGACCAGCCCCTGTAACAAAACTGAGCATGTTAAACAAAGTGCCAGAAGGCTCTTTAAAGGGAAGAGGAACAATAGCCTTAGATAGGTCAACGCCCGTAGCTTCCACTTCTTTAAACTCACCCGGAGCAATCGGGTCATTGTCACCCACGATTCGTACTCCTTTAGCTTTAAATCCACCCGGTAGATTAGCAAACTGCCCTGCGTCCAAAAGACTGCGCATAGCAGCAGTGGCAGACATAGTAAGATTCCCAAGAAAGTGAATAAGCCCCAGCCCATAGAAACCAAAACCAGGAACATATCGGTAATGGGTGAAGTGCATCTTCTTCTCATATTGTTCATCTCCCTCATTCCAATTACGGCGAATAGATAAAACAGAACCACTTGATTGTTCTATAGTTACAATATAAGGACATGCAGTTTTACCTTCATGCATTTTGTCTTCTGGCAGTTCTAGATAACAATGTTGTTCAAGCAATACATACTGAGGGTCATTGTCTCCTGCTGGTGATAAACCTAATACATTATCCATCTTAGATGCCATACCAGATAATTCAGGTATGCCAGCGTTAGGAAGTTCAATATCAGCATACATGCCAGCTTCCATACAACGAGCTAT